TGTGGTCATGAAAGACAACAGACACTTTCATTTCAAACCCATTTTCTCGCGGATCTTGGTGGCCGAAATGGAGTGCGTTGCATCATCAAAGACTTCCTGCTCAATCTTGTAGCCCACATCCCTGCCGTAAGTAATGTTTACGATGTTAGGCACCAATTGAATCTCGTATTGGCCCTGGTACAAAGGATCAAGATCGCGCCGGATAAAGTCTTTGACTTGCTCGGCAGCAAAGGGATTAGAGCCATTCCAGCCCTGACAATCACGGATCTGGATCACAACCTGCCCTGTCTTGGCAATGGCACGTTCAAACAGTTTGCGGTGGCCTGGATGCCAGGGTTGCCAGCGGCCAAGCATCTGTACTGTTTCTTTCCTCCAGTCAAAACGAGGACGGCGACGGTCATTTAAGATGTGATCAGCGATAAAGTCTGACCACTTTGCTGCGTCTTTTTCAGTAATACGAAAGTCATAGACATCAGGCGCAACAAAAGCTTTGTTGGTGTCTTCGTAGCGACCTTCATCGATGGTGTCCATCCAGATCACCCAGTCAGCTTTGAAGTTGTGACGCATCTCAGGCAGCGGCGCTACAAAGTCACAAATGACATAGTCAGCATGAGACTTAAGTGCAAACTCAGCCATGCGTAGTGATTGTCTGATCCGGCCTTCTTTGCTGAAATCCCAATCGTTGTAAGTCTTGCGGACTTCATCTGCGTTGAACCATTTCACGATGGGGTGATACCAAGTAGGCGCAGCTTCACAGTTGGCTAGCTTTTCCAGGGGAATATCAGTGCTGGCTTCCAAGCGTTTCTTGAGAGCTTCAGCCATGAAGGTTTTGCCTGCTCCTGGCAGACCCATAATCAGAATTTTTTTCATGCGGCTAGTTGGTCGTTGCGATCAGTTTTTCGGCCATGCTTGGGGCGTCCAAGGATGGTGGTTTCAGTTTTGTCATTCGAATCCGTAGCGTACACGCCCATTTGATGAATGGGAAACAAATCAGCACGAATGATGATGTCTAGCGGGGCGTGGATGCCCATCTTAATGACATGCGCCAGCATGTTCTTGGCTATACAAGGATCAATGGCGTAAGCGTGCGCTCGGCAAATAAAGTGATAATTTGGGCCTTCAGAGGCATGTGGTGGCGTGGGAAGCACAGCCCAGCCCTTTTCGGTTTGCTCGTGGCATCCAAGATAGCAAATTGAGTTGAATACCCCGTGCTGCTTGTACGCTTGGAGCATCACGGCATCATGCTCAAGAACTACTAATGGTTTGTCCTGCTCTACGCACTTGGCCCATAGACTGATGTGGGATAGCGCACAGGCTACTTCACCACGGGTTAAGTAATGGTCCGTCACCTTTACCAGATTCATCACTTGGCTGTGGTGGCTGGGAAGTTTGATTGAGCCTTCTAATCCGTTATAAGCATCCCAAAACGCATAAGGCATACCTACTGCATCACATGATGCAGCAGCTTGTTTGGCTTTACGCTCAGAAACTTCATGGCCTCGAATGCGTATGATGTACGCCTTGTCTATTGCCATGTCATAACTGAAAAACAAAGACTTCACAGAGCGTCTAACTCGTCGTGCGTGGTAACAGCATCAATTTGTGCAAATCGCGCTTCAAATGCCAAACGCGCTGCTTCAACAACGGCAGCATCATATTGTGTTTCTGGATACTCGTCAGTCTGTTTGCGAGTTTCTTCTTGCACAACTTTCTGAAACTCTGACTTGGCTAAGTTTTTAAGCGCATCCTTGCGGCCTTCCACAGAGATGTCTTCCACACCGTAAACAATCTCCACAGGATCTTTGCTCAAGTCAAAGGTATGGCCCGTGTAATACTGACGGTTTGGGATAATGGCTGGACGCACTTCAATAGCAGACTTCCATCCTGACTCACCTGCTGGTGGCTGCGTATCCCACACCTGTTTAACTTCGTTGTTGATAATTCTTACAAACAACATGATAGTTTCCTTTTAATTAGGATTTAATGGCTAATGAAAAGTTTGAGCTTGATATTTTAGGTAATCTTAGCCAAGTTATTAATGCGCCAACTTGTACAGGTGAAGAACGATAAACAAGATCATTAAAGCCTAACTGACCTTCAGTGTTATTGCCCCAAGACCATAATGTACCGTCAGTTTTAATCGCCAAAGAGAAGCGATTACTACCAGCTATTTGTGACCAAGTCGTTAAAGCGCCAACTTGTACGGGAGAGGAACGATTAACACGATCATTTAGACCTAATTGACCAATGTTGTTTCGGCCCCAAGACCATAAGGTTCCGTCTGTTTTAATGGCTAAAAAGTGAGTATTGGCACCACCAGATATTTGTGACCAGTTAGTTAAAGCACCAACTTGTACGGGAGATGAACGAGAAACACGATCATTTAGACCTAATTGCCCATTATCATTTTGCCCCCAAGACCATAAAGTACCATCAGTTTTAATGGCTACAGAAGCATACGACGCAGCAGCTACTTGTGACCACGCTGTTAAAGCACCAACTTGAACTGGTGAGGAACGATTAGCAATATTATTTAGGCCTAATTGGCCTTCTTGGTTTAACCCCCAAGACCATAAGGTTCCGTCTGTTTTAATGGCTAAAGAGTGATTGCTACCACTAGCTATTTTTGCCCAAGTTGTTAATGCTCCAACTTGTACTGGAGAAGAACGATAAACACGGTCATTTAAGCCCAATGTGCCTACGTTGTTATAACCCCATGACCATAAAGTTCCATCAGTTTTAATAGCTAAAGAGTTAATGATCCCAGCAGATACTTGTGACCAATTTGTTAAAGCACCAACTTGTACAGGAGAGGAACGATTAACACGATCATTTAGACCTAATTCGCCAATGTTGTTACTACCCCAAGACCATAGAGTTCCATTAGTTTTAATCGCTAAGGAGAAGCTATTACCACCAGCTATATTTGACCAAGTCGCTTCAGATCCAACTTGTACTGGGGATGAGCGGAGAACAGTATCATTTAAGCCCAGTTGACCATTGGTGTTAGTACCCCAAGACCAAAGTTGTTTGTCAATAATTGGTTTCGGCCACAACCCTTGCTTTACATAAGCCAATGCTTGATCAAGCGTCCATACTCCTGGTGCAGAGCCACCTTCAGGAGGACTTCCTGTAGGGCCAACAACCGCCGGGGGCGATTTGGTAATAAAGCCACCAGGATATTGCTGACTCATTTGACTCTCCGCAAAGCTTGCTTTTCAACAAGTCGCTCTTTGATTTTTTCAAATGGCGCAGTCCAATCACCAAAAACTTCTTGGCGCATCAGACGCATTGAATCGTAGTACGGGCAAGTATCGCCATCAAGAGCGTACAAGAAGTAAGGCATCACGGGTATGACAACCCAAGTTTCCACGCCCATAGCAGCCGATAAATGGCTGACTGACGTACAAGACGAGATCACAAGATCGCAAGATGCAACTGCTTGCTTTGTGTCTTCCCAAGTATTCAAAGGCACTTCACGTACCCAAGAAGGCCGATCTTCTACGCCTTCATCGCGTTGCAGAGAGATAAACTCAGCATCTGCATCTTTGACTGCATCAAACATCAAGTGGTATGGAAACTTCTTGTGATGCTCGGCCTCAAACTTACTGTTGCCCTGCCAGCGCAAGCCAATCCTTCTGCGACCTTTTATGGCCCTAGGCTTTGGCAAATAAGGCTTGCCAGATAAATCTTCAAACTCCAGTCCAAGTGGCACAACGGCTGACATGCCACTCACGTAAAAGTCGTGGTACACACCAAAGGCTGCTTCATGCTGAAGCACGGCACTGACACCTTCTACGCCGACAAATAGTGATGCTAGCGGACCACTGCATGACACAATGACTTTGCAGCCGCGATCAGCAATGAGCTTGGCATAACGTATCTGGTGAATCTGATCGCCTAAGCCGCCTTCAAGGTACAGCATGACAATGCCCTTGGACTTGCCATCCCAAGGCTTGGTAGGCACATTGGGCTTTCTGTCACCAAAGACACCAACAATACGGCCACGGTCTAATAGCTGGTAGCCCTTTTGAATTTCACCCTGGCGCAGCAAGTACCACCCACGATTAAACGCTGCACGATGGTTCTCAGGCTCTTCTTTCTCAAGCTTCTGACAAAGACGCCAGCCTTCAGCAAAATCACCCATTGTGGATGCTGCCAGTTGAAGATCTAGGTCATGCAAGGGTGGTGTAGTTCGCGGTCTTTCAAGCCAAAATTCAGGCTGGCAAAACTGTGGGTAGTGATGCTTCAGTACGTCTTGAGGACTTTCATTGTGCTGACGTTCAAGCACGGGTTTGATGTCATGTAGACCAGCGTAGCCGTGCAAGTTTTCATCATCTTCTTTGACGCTTGAGCCATCAATATTGCTGTAATCGTATTCAAAGTCAGGCAGGTCAAGAAACGCATGAATCCGTGATAATTGAGTTTTGGGGTCGGCTAACAGGTCTTCGTACTCAACAAACAAAAACGATTTAGGATCGTATTGAAAGCCTTGTTGCAGGGTGAGATAAGACGTTTTTAAGTGGTTAGCCAGTGAGCCATTAATGACAAAATCATCTAAGTCTTCAGGCTTTGCCACGCGAACAAACGAGGCCATGCAATCTGGGATGGAACGTACCGTGGCAATGATCTTTGGCTTATGCCCTAACACTTGAGCCATCGCGTGCATGATGACTGGGATGGGCCAATTGCGAGCCTTGTCAATAACAACAGGCTTGTCTGTAGTTTCGTAAAACGCATCAATCACACCACGCATGGTATGGGCTAGCTTTTTTCTCTCAGGATCATTGTCTACCAGCAAATTGTTCTGATGCCATGCTGTCGCCAATCCATCCAAGGCTGCACCAAGTCCAGACGTTGTAGACACATGCGTCATGGGATTTTGATTGAGTATCGCCGCCAGCACGGTTGATCCAGAACGCGGTACGCCAGCAAGAAAGTGAAGATGTTTTTTCATTAGGATTTGATGGCGAGTGAAAAGTTTGCCCCTGTCAATTTAGCCACTTTTATCCAAGTGGTTAAAGCGCCAACCTGTACGGGTGAAGATCTATAAATACCTGAATCATTTAGACCTAGTTGTCCAGCGGCGTTTTGCCCCCAAGACCATAGAGTTCCATCAGTTTTAATCGCTAAGGAAAAGTTATTACCAGCACCTATTTTCGACCATGTTGTTAACGCACCAACTTGTACAGGAGATGAACAGTCAGCAATATTATTTAGACCTAAACTTCCACCAAAGTTTCTGCCCCATGCCCATAAAGTACCATCCGTTTTGATGGCTAAAGAATTATTGCCGCCAGCAGCTATTTGAGACCAAGTCGTTAAAGCACCAACTTGTACAGGTGAGGAACGTCTAACAACATCATTTTGACCTAGTTGACCAAAGCTATTATCGCCCCAAGACCATAAAGTACCATCAGTTTTGATGGCTACAGAATGATATAAACCAGCAGAAACTTGCGTCCAAGTGGTTAATGCCCCAACCTGTACAGGAGAGGAAAAATAAGTTCTATTATTTTGACCTAATTGACCACTGGCGTTAAGTCCCCAAGACCATAAAGTACCATCAGTTTTGATGGCTACAGAATGATCTCGACCCCCGGTTATTTTTGACCAAGTTGTTAATGCTCCAATTTGAACTGGAGAAGAACGGTCAACAAGATCATTTAGACCTAGTTGGCCATAACGATTAAGTCCCCATGCCCATAAAGTACCATCCGTTTTGATGGCTAAAGAATTATCTCGACCGCCAGTTATTTGAGACCAAGTCGTTAAAGCACCAACTTGTACAGGTGAGGAACAATTAACTCTATTATTTAGGCCTAGTTGACCATTAGTGTTAGCTCCCCAAGACCATAACGTACCATCTGTCTTAATAGCTACAGAGTTGTACCTACCACCAGCTATTTGTGACCAATTAGTTAATGCGCCAACTTGAACCGGAGAAGATTTGCCGTAACCATTATTGAGGCCTAGTTGACCCGAGCCATTGCCACCCCAACTCCATAAAGCTTGTGCAACATTGCCAGCAGTAGGCCAATTGCCAGCAGCCTTAAATCTCAGTTGAGATTCAAGCGACCATACCCCTGATGCGGTACTATTCTCGTAAGGTCCACTAGGCACTGGTGCCGTGGGAATCACTCCACCTGGGTATCGCATTGCCATGAGATAACCCCTTACGAGTTGATTTCTTCCCAGCTAGCTGTAACAACAAGATCACCTGCCGTACCTGCCGTGGCACCAATCGATTGGTTTTCAAGCAGATAAAAAGACGTAGTCTTATCAGTCACAATCAGCGTAGCGTCAGCCGGAACTGAAATTGTTGATGCAATTGGGAATGCTGTACCGCCTAATGCCGCCGCGCTATAAATGTTGATCGTAATGTCAGCAGCAGTCGAACCATCCACATTGGCTACAACAATGCTGTTGATCTTGAAGACCTTGCCACTTGCAGCAGCATTATTTACCAACTGCGTTGCACTAGTAGTGGACAAAGATGTTTGGGAACTATTGCCATATATGGCAGCGACGTTAACGATATTTGGGTTTGCCACGATTGGCTCCTTACAGTCCGAAGATCAAAGCAAAAGCGATGGATTGGCCTTTAGATACACCCGAAGCTGGCGCATCTTGAAATGATAAAGTGCCAGAGCCGTTTGTTGTCAAAATTTGGCCATTAGTGCCATCTGCCGTGGGATATAGCAAGTTGGCAGGGTTGTTCATCAACTTAATGACGTTGCCCGTGGTGTTCTTGGCAAACAGAATCATCCCGCCATCGTTGTAATTGATGGCAAGTTCACCAGCATTTAAGTTACCAGCCGAAGGCGCCGTGGTGGACGCCGTGTTGGTTCTATAAAGCTGGATGGGCGTAAAGTTGGTGGCTGGCATTAGAATGTACCTCCGTCGATCACTGCCCACTCAGGGGCTGAAGCACCAGCACGAAGGACATAACCTTGAGTTCCTAGTGCTAATGTTGATGTTGTTGCACTTGCAGTTTGATAAACCAGTGAGCCTGCAGCACCACCTGCAACATTAGTGGCTGTGGTTGCTGTGGTGGCTGATGTTGCAGAAGTAGCCGTCGCAGCATTGCCACTGATGTTAATACCCCAAGTGCCTGAAGCGCCTGTGCCATCAGCCTTGGGTGCTCCCACCGAGCTATAGTCGATCGTCCTGGCAACTGAGCCATTAAACGTCGTGCCAGGTGATGCACCACCCGTGCTGTTAAACGTCACTGAGTTGGCCACCGAGCCTGCTGTGGTTGCCGTGCCCACAGTGATCGTGGCAGGATCTGTGTACTGTGGTGCTGTGCCTGAAGATGTCAGGATGTAGGTTGATGCGCCGATGCCAAGCTTACTGAGTGCTGTGCCCGTGGCGTAATACAGTAGATCGCCAGCCGTGTACGTGGTGAGTCCTGTGCCACCATTAGCTGTGGTCACCGTGCCCAAACTGATGTCTGGAGTCGTGCCACCTGAAGATGCTAGTGGCGCTGATGCTGTGACTGCTGTGACGGTCCCTGATGCTGCTGCAG